ATGATAATGGAATATGGAAATCAAATGAAAAGGCATTTCTTAAAACACCAAATTATAATTATATTAGAAATAATAAATTAAGTGATAATATCTATATATTAGGCACACATACCGGAAACTCTAAAGTGCATTTTACATCAATGGAATCTGCAATAACAAATGCGATTGAACTTGTAAATAAGATATATAATACTGATTATTCAATAAAAAGACCATATACAATAAAAGATATAATTATAATATTTATGATAGTTATAATAATTATTATAATTTTATTTATTATAAAATATTAATACAATAATGGCAGATAATAGAGATGATGAAGTAATTGTATTAATTGATGATAACGGTCAAATACCTAAACTTAAAGCAGATATTGTAAATATAACATCATCAATAACACCTACATCAAGAGACGATAAATTATTAACATTATATGAATTTAATGATAATAAAAGAAATTCTGTATGTCAAACTGATACAAGTGATACAATGAATGATATTAATTATAGAATTGAAAAATTATTGAAAAATATCAAAGATAATAAGAAGAAAATAACAACATCATTATATATAATATCAGCTAAATATGATTTAATTTATTTTAGATATAATCGCATATCATTATTAATATTAGTATTATCAACATTAATAACTTTTATTGAAGCAATTAGATTAACATTAATTAATTATCAAAATGATATTGATTATCAAAATAAAAATACAATAGAAGGTATTAATGCAACAATTATTATTAAAACAGGTGAAATGGCATCAATAATATCAAAAACTACAATTTCATTAATAATAAATATGATTTCATTATTTTTAGGAACATTATTAACAATATTAAGTTCAATTGTTAAATTTAGAAATTATCGGGAGAATATGGAAAAACTTAAAAATATTCATGATATATTATTTAATTATAAGAATTTATATAATAAACAAAAAGATTTAATTGATTATTTTAAATTATCTAATAATTTTACAATTGAATTATTAGATAAATTAGTTGAAAATGTTGAGACTATCAATAAAGAAATTAAAGATATTAATATCTTTGAAAATATCCGTATTAAAGATATTATTAAATTTAATCGTATCAAAGTTCAACATGATATAGAATTAAAGAAATTGACAAATATTAGAGAATTAGAATTTTTGAAATTAACAATAGAATCTACTAGAAATAAATTTATATACGAAAATCAAAAAAATAATATTTCAGATGTTGATAAAAAAAATAATTATAATTGTTGTTTTTAATTTGAATAAGCTAAACCACCCATTCCTGATAATATGCGTAGAACATTATAATTAACAGTGAATATATATATAGTTCCACTAACACTAGAAGCAACTGATAAAACAGCTGTATCAATTCGGGACATATTTAAAGTTCCTGAAGGTTGATGTTCTTCTGGTTTAATAGCGAATGAATAAACATTTATACCATTATTATAAATAGTAGGGGTATAATCGTGATGTTGATAGGGTTGAACGAGACTGAAATAACCACCACGGCGTTCAGCAAAACGGTCATTACCATTTAATTGTATTTTAGCAAGAGTTACAGGATTTTTAGATAAAGGATATTGATTATCACCAGATCTATCAGTGAAATTATTCCAATATGGAGGAGCAACTTTATTCTCAGCAGTTGATGTATAATCAGGTTTAATTACCCATACTAATTCTTTACAAGGATGATTAAAATTCATTCGAATACTTTTCATTGAACTAGTATTATTACCTACGATAGTATCAGAACCAGTAAATTGTAATTGTTCTATTAAATATTCATGAGATAATTGTGCGAAACGACGACGTTCATCAGTATCGAGGAAAATATAATCAACCCATAGAGCAGCAGTTTTTAATTCTAATTTAGAAATTTCACCACTGGTATTAGCATTAACTGCTTCAGCAGTTGATAATGCAGCACTAGCACCTGTTTTAATAGTAGTATCAAAAGAACGATCAGAATAATTATTATTTTTATCTACCATAGATGAAGCTGATTCAAATTCAATATTAATTTTAACTTCGTGATATTGAAGAGCTATTAAAGGAAGAGCTAAACCAACATTACGACAGAACCAGAATTCTAAAGGAATATATAATGAATATGATTGTCCTGCTTGTAATAATACAGAACGATTATATTTATCACCACCAACCATTAATTTATATCCATCTCGTTTTCCAACAGGAAGAGAAAGTTCATTCCATATATATAACCATTCTGAATAATGTTTATCAATACGCTGACCACCTATTTCTAATTCAATAGTTTTTAATAATTTTAATCCAAAATAAGGAACTAATGCTAATGCACCAGGAATTTTAGTACCAGTTGTTTCTGCAGTATTATTATTTTGTAAAGTTCCTACGAAATATATACGATTAATTAAATCACCATTACGAGTTACTTGACAGGTTACACGAGAACCAAATGAAGAAGTTCCGTTAAAAGTTTGTTCTATCGCTTCTAATGCGAAATTAGTATGACGGCGATATGCAACTTTGAAAAAAGTTATTTGAGGATTACCAGTTAAATAAACATCCTGAGCACCATAAGCAACAAGTTGAAGAAGACCACCACCCATTTATGCTATATTCTTTATACTATAATAGGAGAAAAAAAAAGTATATATATATTTAATTTGAATATGCTAATCCACCCATACCTGAAAGAATACGGAGAACATTATAATTAACAGCATATACATGTAATGTGCTTGAAGATGGTATATAATCAGTTACACCAGCACCAGTAGTTTCTTCAAAAGTTAAATTTAATACAGCTGTATCAATTCGAGACATATTTAAAGTTCCTGATGGTTGATGTTCTTCGGGTTTGAGAGCAAAAGAATAAACATTAATACCAGCATTAGTAGGAATATTTTCGTGATGTTGGAATGGTTGAATTAAATTGAAATATCGTCCAGGACGCTCATAAAATCGATCATTTCCATTTAATACTAATTTAGCAGATTTTATAGGATTTGAAACAACTTTATTACTTGATGTGAAATTATAATTAGTTTGAGCTATTTTAGATATTATAGCACTATCTGATGTTAATGCAGTAGCACCAATATCAGGTTTAGTTGTAAAATTAAACCAACTATTATTTTTATAAGTAGTATAATCATTAGATAAAAACCATACTAATTCTTTACAAGGATGATTAAAATTTAATTTAGTTTTTTGTCCAGTTACGGAGGTTACAGCTTCCTGTCCTGTAAATTGTAATTGTTCGATTAAATATTCGTGAGATAATTGGGCGAAACGACGACGCTCATCAGTATCAAGGAAGATATAATCAACCCATAATGAAGAACTGAATGTTCCAGCAGTTGTAGCACATTTATCAGCAGTTTCGAAATTTATATTTATTTTTACTTCGTGATATTGAAGAGCTATTAAAGGTAATGCTAAACCAATATTGCGACAGAACCAAAATTCAAGAGGTATATATAAAGTTTGATCTGCAACAGTTGAACCACCATAAGCACCAACCATTTCATTATATCCAAGTCGTTTAGATTTAGGTAAAGTTAATTCATTCCATACATATAACCAATAAGAATAATGTTTATCTATTTTTTGACCTCCAATTTCAATTTCAACATAATTAATTAAGCGAAGACCATAATAATTAACAGCACCAGCAATATTAGCACTAGGTTTAACTTGTAAATACATTCGATTAATTAAATCACCATTTCGTGATATTTGGCAGGTTACACGAGAACCATAAGTTGGATTTCCGTTAAAAGTTTGTTCTATCGCTTCTAATGCGAAATTAGTATGACGGCGATATGCAACTTTGAAAAAAGTTATTTGAGGATTACCAGTTAAATAAACATCCTGAGCACCATAAGCAACAAGTTGAAGAAGACCACCACCCATTTATGCTATATTCTTTATACTATAATAGGAGAAAAAAAAAGTATATATATTTAATTTGAATATGCTAATCCACCCATACCTGAAAGAATACGAAGAACATTATAATTAACAGCATATACATTTACATTTCCTGATATAGCTGGTGTTAGTGATTTTGGTTTTAAATCTAATATTGCTGTATCAATACGAGACATATTTAAAGTTCCTGAAGGTTGATGTTCTTCTGGTTTAAGAGCAAATGAATAAACATTAATGCCGCGATTTTGTGGGATATTAGTATGATGTTGATAAGGTTGAACTAAATTGAAATAACTACCATTACGAACATTGAAACGATCATTTCCATTTAATTGTAATAGACATGTATCAAATGGATTAATGAATTTAGTTTTAATATCTGTAAAATCATATGGAAGAATTTTATCAATTATATATGTATTTAATTTAGCTTCATCTAAAATAGCTGCTGAACCAGTAAGATTTGAAGTTATTGAATAATCATTAACATTAGCAAAATCTAAATCAGGTAATTTATATGCAAGTGCTACATTAGAGTCTGCTTCACCAGCATTATTAGAAGTACGTGTATAATTATACCATTGAGAATTAACTTTTTGGATTTTAGCAACCCATATAAGTTCTTTACAAGGATGATTAAAATTTAATTTAATACGAGAACCAGAACTATTTAAAGTTTCAGTTCCTGTAAATTGTAATTGTTCTATTAAATATTCATGAGATAATTGGGCAAATTTACGGCGTTCATCAGTATCTAAATATATATAATCAACCCATAAATTAGCACTTGATAATGATTTAGCTG